TTTCATGGCCAACACCAAACCAGTTACCAGTTACCGGTTACCGTGTCGAGTGAAATTTCCAAACAATCGCTAAGTCATTGGTGATCAAGTAACTAAAAACACGTATCCAAATTTCCGTTACAAAATAGATCTAGACTCACCCACTTTTTGACGTAGACCGGTGACCCCATGACAGATAAACAAATCCAAGCACTCGACACGTGGTCCGCACTCGCTTTGTGCCACCGGCTAAAGATCAGGACCACGGGGCGCAAGCCCGCTATCCTCACCCGGTTGCAGATCTACGGCAACGCGCACCCCCAGGAGTTGGAAGCGGCATATAACCGCACACCCCCTAGCGTGGGAATTTGAGACCCCCTACCGTGGGAATTTATGAACTACTACAAAGCGTTCCCTCGACCATGAGATACTCAGGCGGTGAGGGGCACAACATGGGTCTGGTCAAGACTCTGCCCCAGACAACTTTTGACGCCTTGGTCAAGGAGCAACTGGGTCACCCTGTCCCACTTGCTCTAACCAAGGACGAGTTCATGGCACTCACGCCGGAGCGGCAGAATGCGGCCAAGATGACCCGCTACCTGACGCCGGGCTTCATCGCTGGTGAGTCCCGGAGAAACGAGTATGTTGAGACGTGTAACTTAGTGTTCCTAGACATCGATGTCGAGTATGCTGACAAGGCTAAGACCCAAGTTCTCGCAGTGCCAGCCGAACCGATCATGCGCCGGCTGGCGGACATGCCTAACATTCTCGCCCCCTTTAACTATGCGATCTACCGGACTGCAAGCTCCACTCCTAAACTCCCTAGACTACGTATCGTCGTAGACGCTAACCAGATACCGGTTACAAGTTACCCGGCAGCGGTTAGCTACGTAGCCCGGATGCTGGGCTTGTCTAGCGTGACGTCTGAGTCGGTGAGAGTAGCCCAAGCGATGTTCCTTCCGGTGCTGTTCCGGGGAGAGCTGGAGCACCCGCTACTGGCCACCCGGTTCGATGGGAGAGCCTTGGTCCTGGGGGACTACGACGAGTCAGTGGATCTCCTAGGCACCCCCTCACGTGGGAATTTGAGAGCCCCTAGCGTGGGAATATATGACACCTTTGAGCACCTGCGACCGGCGTTGGACGAGGTGTCCATTGCAGACGTCGAAGGCGCACTAGCGAACATCGACCCAGACATTGATCGAGCTGACTGGATCCAGATAGGTGCAGGGCTCAAACACCAGTTCGGGGAAGAGGGTCTAGCTATTTGGGGCGCGTGGTCCCGCACCGGCGAGAAGTTCGAGGGTGACGACAAGTTGCAGACCCAATGGGATAGCCTCAAAGGCACCCCCCGAGGCCGGGCCCCTGTCACCGTCCGCACGGTGCTCAAAATGGCGAGAGCTAATGGGTGGGCCAGTGATGAGGTAGCACAGCGATGCTTCCAGAGCACCTCAACGTGGATCATTGACCCCTCTCGCAGTGAGATCGAGTTGATGCAAGGTGGGGTGACCCGCATCGCCGGCACCCCCCTGCTGACGACCGTCGAGAAAGGCGTGCTGCTCAACAAACTCTCACGGGCTCTACGACTCAAGGATGCCCCTATCAGCAGAGCCGATCTCACCAAAGGTTTACGCAAGGCTGAACGAGAGCTGCGTGGGCGAGGAGGGGACCACGAGGGAGTCAACGGGACTCAGCTACCTGAGTGGGCCAAAGGCATCACGTATGTAGCCCAGTCTAATGAGTTTTACCGACAAGGCAGCAGTCAAAAGTGGAGCGTAGACGCGCTAAACAACAATTTCAGCATGTTTCTGGTCGCCGAAGGTCAGGACGAGGAGAACGCGAGACCGGCTATCCTACCTCAGCACTACCTGCTCAACATGGTCAAAATCCCTCGGGTGGATTACTACCTCTACGATCCCACCCAGCCTAATGAGGCTACCGTGGAGATTGAGAAGAGGTTCTACATCAACACTTACCGAGCGACGTATCCGGGTGGAGACGCCCCCAAAGAAGCCGCTGACAAGATAGGTAAAACCATCCTCGATCACACCCACATGTTGTTCGGGGACACCCCGGAGGCACGGCAACTGATTGATTGGATGGCGTTTCAGGTGCAAAATCAAGGAGGTCGAGTGCTGTGGGCTCCCATGATCCAAGGGGCTGAGGGATGCGGCAAGACGCTCTATGCAGTGGTCCTACGGCTGGTGCTAGGCGAGGAAAACGTGAAAGAGGTCCAACCTAACGTAGTCATCCACTCAGACTGGAACGAGTGGGCTGCGAACTGCCAACTGGTTGTCCTCGAAGAAGTGCGCGTGGTCGGGGAGAACCGGCACGCAGTTATGAACAAGCTCAAGCCTTTGATCACCAACACCCACATATCGATCAACCAGCGTAACACGGATACCCGCGTCGTGCCGAACTACGCCAACTACTTCCTGACCAGCAACTTTGCAGATGCTCTAGCGATCACCGAGAACGACCGTCGATACTTCGTGATGTTTGCCCGGCAACAAACCAGGGCCCAAGTGCTGGCGATAGGTCAACCGTATTTCCGCAGCCTCTACGACCAGCTTCGTCGCAACCCCCAAGCCCTCCGCACCTGGTTGATGGAGTGGGACATCTCCCCGAGCTTTGACGCCATGTATTGCCCGACAACGGCTGACAAGTCACTCATGACAGAGGCCGCTTGCCCTCCGCTACAGCGTGCGGTGACCGAGATGATCAGCGACGGGGACAACCCGCTGGTCCAAGCGGATCTGGTGTCAGCTAAAGTGCTGCGTCAGATGATCGAGCAGGAGTCAAGGGGCTTGGGACGCTTCAGCGACCAGTCTCTGACCTCTGTGCTACGCGAAATCGGCTACGAATCCGCTGGTCGCACACGTATCGATGGAGATAGACACTCAATCTGGGTGAAAAACCTTGACCACGCATCAGCTTTAACACTCGCTCGCCTAAGAGCAGACCATTCTGACTTATAATGAAGACCACTGTCATCACCCGCAACGCTTTCAAGCTCTGGCCCATCCACTATACAAGGGGGCACGTTATAGCAGCCAAGATCGAACTGCTGCCAGCATACTTGAGACCTGCAGTCGCAAGCATAGTAGCCTATGACAATTTCGAGCACCGGACCCGGACCAAGAGCTTAGTTAAATCCGTCTCGGTAGCGATGGACAAATGGGCTTACGACTACCAAGCATCCGCTGACCCCAGCCTCAACGACATCGAAGCGGGTCTGATGCAGGTGGGCTACACACAGGAGCAGGTCACCGAGCGGATGCGCTCCGTGCGACTCGGTAACTGCAGCGTAGTTAAAAAATCACTCTAGTCGATAATATATCTCGACAATCCAACCCAACCCGAAAATAACAACTCATGAGCCTAGAAACCGTATTACAAAACCTCGCTGACGCTATCAACCGCGTCGCTGACAACATGCCCTCCACGAAGGAAGCTGTCCCCTCTGCCCCTTCCCCCGCTACCGAGGCTGCCGAGAAGCCCGCTACCCCTTCACCCGCTGCCGAGAAGCCCGCTGCCGAGAAGCCCGCTGCCGAGAAGCCCGCTGCCGAGAAGCCCGCTGCCGAGAAGCCCGCTGCCGAGAAGCCCGCTGCCCCCAAGGAGCCTGCGGCTACCATCTCCCTTGCTGACCTCCAATTGCTAGGAGCACCGTTGGTCGCAGCTGGTCGCCATGGCGAGCTGAAGAAGGTCATCGTGGACCACAAGGGGACGAAGTTGTCCACTCTCCCTGAGAGCACCTACCCCAGCGTCAAAGCTGCTCTGGAGGCACTGCTGGCATGAGTGTTCACGCGCTACTGTCCCCTAGTGGCAGCAGTCGGTGGCTGGGTTGTGGCGGTTCAGTGAACCGTATCGAGGAGCTGCGCCTCGAAGGTCGTATCCCTCAAGAGGACAACTCGGTCTACGCTGACGAAGGCACTACCGCCCACGAACATCTGTCGGGAGCGTTCCTGATGGGGTTTAACCCCGCATTGATCCCCGATCCCTTCATGGCTATCCACATCAAAAAGGTGGTGGACTACTTAGAAGGTTTCGCAGGACCTGAAGAAATCCACGTTGAGGAGCGAGTTCCGCTCTTTTACTCGACGGATGACGGCGGCACGGTCGATGCTTGGGTTCACGTAGGGGACCACCTCCATATTGCTGACTTGAAATATGGGGAGGGTATCGCCGTTGATGCTGAAGGTAACACCCAACTTGCCATCTACGCCGAGTCTCTGATCCAGTCGGGGGCAGTCGGGTCATCTGTGACTATGGACACTTTAGTGTCGATGCACATCATGCAACCTCGATGCCGGGAAGGCGAACCCTTCAAGCAGTGGACCATCACCCGTCGTGAGCTGCAGGACTTCACCGACCCCATTTGGAGCAGTGCAAAGCAGCACCAAGACAACGTGCTTGAGCTGCCCTGCACCGCGGGCCCGAAGCAATGTATGTTCTGCCCGGTAAAAAAGGCTGGACTCTGCGCCGAGCACATCGCATGGGCGGCAAAAGGCTTGCCCCCTGAGATCAAGAATGCGGTGGTCACCGACTCCGTGCTACCTGACATCGGGACGCTGACTCACGATCAGATCGCCTCGATAGCAGTGGTCGTCCTTAGAGGCAATTTCGCCTCCTGGATGAAGCGGGTAGGAGAATACGCTCTGGATCAAGTCGTTGCAGGTAATATGACGGTCCCCGGTTACAAGGCTGTTAAAGGCCGCAAGAACAAGAGCTGGACCGATGAGATCGAGGTGGCCAAGCTGCTGAAACAAAAGCTGCGGAAAGATCAAATGGTGTCAGAGAAACTCTTGACACCTACCCAAGCCGAGGCTCTTCTCGTGCGCATGGACCTCTCCTCCCGCTGGAAAAACAAGTTCTACTCACTGGTAGACATCCCCGAAGGGGCCCCCACCTTCGCAAAGGATTCGGATAAGAGGGAAGCACTGACGCCCCCGACCGCCGAGTCGGAGTTCGGTGATCTCCTGTAACTTTGGTCGAGGTTTTTGGTATTCTCCTCGACCATGCTAGAAAGGGGTTTCTATGCGATCCTGAGCAAGATCTAAAAAGGCTCAAATTTTAATGCTATGAAATACAAAACAGTCGAAGAACTCCTGAGTGACCCCAAACGCTGGACACAGAAAGCTAATGCACGAGACTCCGATGGGGCTGAAGTCCGATTTGACAGCGATGACGCAGTCTGTTGGTGCCTGTGGGGTGCCATGGCGAAGGTTATACCCATGCATGACCGGACAAGGGTTCATGCGGATATCAACAATCTTATCGAAGAGGGTGCGGTGCAGTTCAATGACACCCACACCCACGCTGAGGTGCTCGCTCTCGTAAAGGAAGCCGGTATCTGATCCACAAGTCTCACCTGGTTAACAACCTCACACTCTCACCGGTGTGGGGTTTCCCGGTGCAGCAATTCCGCTGCACCAACTATAAAGAATTATGTCAGATCAAATCGTAAAAGGTAGAGGTATCCGCGTTGCTTTCCCACATCTTGTGGAGAAGCACGCCAGTAAGAAGCACCCCAACTCGAAGGCCAAGTTCGGCATCCAGTTGCTGTTGCACAAGAAAGACAACGCAGAAATCATCGCTAGGATTGATGCTGCCACCGACGTGCTGTGCGCCGAGATGGGCTGGACCAAGAACACGGTCAAAGCCCTAGCCTACGTAGAGGCCGATTCGGTGGTCAATGACGCCGGTGAAGCTCTCGTTGGTTACGACTCCAAACATCTCAGCTTGTCGGCTAAGAGTGACAACCGACCCAGCGTCTTTGGGCGTGATGGAGGCGTCCTGTCATCTGAGGAGATCACCTCCACCGTATACGGTGGCTGCTACTGCATGGTCAGCATGGCCATCTATGCAGCTAAGGCTTACCGCAAGATCTGCGTTGAGCTGCGAGCAGTGGTGTTCGACCGAGAAGGTGAACGCTTCGGAGGAGGTGGGGCACCGGTATCGGATGCCAAGTCTGAGTTCGGCAACTTCCTCAGCGACGAAGATCTGTTCTAAAAACCCCCCGGCACCGCAGCGGATATATCTGCGGTTTTATTTTATGAAAAGCGCACACGAAGTAGCTGAAGAAATCGCCGCACTGCTCGAAGACCGAGTCGCTGCAGCCTTGGTTAAGAGTATCATGCCTGACTTGATTGATCGCCTAGGCTTACAGCCATACATCGATGAGCTGAAGGTTGCCGATAAAGGTAAACTCGATGAAGCCTACCGGAGTGGTTACGAAGACGGTCTATACGACGGTCATAATGTCTGACTACCACGTAGATTACGAGACGTTCAGCCGCACCGACCTTTGTCAGGTCGGTGCGTATCGCTATGCTGAAGACGAGAGCACTGAGGTGCTGATGATGGCTATCTGCAAAGACGACGGCGACGTGAAGCTGTGGTTGCCGGATAAATATCGCTGTATCCCTCATGAGAGCGACGAAGCTATGGCCTTGATCAAAGAGCTTCGCATGGACCCGAGTGCCTTGGTTTGGGCGCATAACGCAAACTTTGAGAAAGCGATCTCATCCTTTGCACGGAGCCCTATCAGCTTCATGCGCCAGCGGCCTGAGTCATGGCGATGCACGGCAGCCCTATGCCGTAAAGCTAACCTCCCTAACGCACTGGACAAAGCTGCCAGTTACCTGCGACTAAGTAGCCAGAAAGACTCAGCAGGATCCGGTTTAATCCGCAAATTCACCCGCCTTACATCCACTGGTAAACTCAAAGGCACACGACTACTGCCTGAAGATGACGTAGAGGCTTTCGAGAAGTTTGGCCAATACTGTCGCACGGATGTAGTCGTGGAGAGACAGCTCCATGCCAAGCTCAGACCTTTTGAGCTGAAAGGCGCGTCTCTGGACGCATTTCTGTGTGAGGGTCGAATCAACGACCTCGGCATCCCGGTCAATTTACCAGCCCTCAGCCATGCGCAAACCTTGATAGACGAGATCGAGGATGAGAAATTCATGCAATTCGAGGCTATGACCAACTTACGACCTACCCAGAAGCAGAAGTTCAAGGAGTGGCTACACGATAGAGGGATCACGTTACCAAATGTGCAAGGTGACACTGTGCTAGAAGCTCTGGAGAAGCTGGACACCAGCGACGCTGCTAGCGCGTTGACGCTTTACAGCGAGCTGAACTACTCAGCAGTCAAGAAAGTGTCGTCTATGCTAGCTTGCGCTAACTCTGACGGTCGTGTGCGGGGCACTCTGATGTTTGAAGGGACTGGACCCGGTCGATTCTCAGCGGGTTTGATTCAACCCCAGAATTTCAAGAAACCCACGATCAAAAACACCGATCTAGCCTACACCATGATCAAGGGTGGTGCTACGGTGGAGGACCTCGACCTCATCTTCGGTAACCCTTACGAGGTGATCAGTTCCACCATACGCCACTTCATTGATGCAGGATCACCTCTACTCGATGGTGACTATGCGGGGTTGCAGGCGCGTGTTATTAACTGGTTGGCTGGTCAGGAAGACGCCTTAGACCGGTTCCGGAAGAATATCGACCCGTATTGTCTGCTGGCTAGCCACATCTTCGGGGTGCCGGCTAGTGAGATCCTGAAACCATCCCGCGAGCGGGACATTGGCAAAGAAGGTGTGCTAGGCTGTGGCTTCGGCTTAGGGGTTGGGGGTTTCCTCCTTAACTGTCACGAAAAGCGGAAGATGACCTGGGTGACTAAAGACATGGCATCTCTCACCGTTAAAGCTTACCGCGAGACTCACCGCGATGTTGTCCGGTTTTGGAACAACTGTGAGAACGCTGCTAGGGAAGCCGTCGTCAGGCCGAACCACTGGCATCCTGTCGGACAGCACTGCGCCTTTGCCACCCGTCGCCTCAATGGGGTCAACTTCCTGCTGGGTCGTCTTCCTTCAGGTCGTTGCATCGCCTACGCTGACCCTAAGATAGAGACCTGGTATAAGCGGGACAAAAAGACCAATAAGGTGTTGGATGTCAAAGAGAACAACCTCACCTACTACGGTAAACCCACTACGGCCACCGGCGGATCCGGGAGCACATTCTTGCGGGTCCCCACCTACTCCGGCAAGTTGGCCCAGAACCTCACGATGGGAGTAGAGGCTGACATCATCTCCATCGGCACCAAGAACTGTCTCGATGCGGGCTACAACATATTCACGCTGATCCATGATCAAGGATTAGCCGAAAAAAAAGCTGGACAGACTGCCAAGAAGTTTTGCAGTCTGCTGACCGACCTCCCGAGCTGGGCAACCGGACTACCGATTGTAGCGGATGGAGGCGAAACACCCTACTATCAGAAAACATGAACGACACTCAAAGACTTGACTGGCTCACCCGAAAGATTGTAGCCGTAACAAAAGAGCCCGTATATGGGGTCAAATACTGCGTGTTTACTGCCAGCCCTGACCTCACGCCAGGGGATGAGGCGCAGTCTAACCTCCGCATGAAGATCGACCTCGCTATGCGGGCGGGGCTATGAGGAACCCATTCATCCGCAAGCAGCGGGAGTCATCGCTAGAAAGACACGTCGGTGTGTTCTGCGCGAAGCATGACATCTTATATTGGAAGTTCACCTCACCTAGCCGGAACGGCGTGCCTGATCGAATCTTAATCGGTAGAGGCAAAGTAGCCTTCCTTGAACTGAAAACCGGAAACAACAAACTCACCGTCTTGCAACTCCATCAGATATGCAACATCAAGACAGCCGGCGTCCCCGCTACTTGGTGCAACAACTACGAAGACATCTGTAGCTGGATAAGGGAGACCTTTCAGCTATGATCCACTTACTTCTCACTATGATCTCTCCTATACTCCTCCCAATCTATTCGTCACAGCTGATATCAGCCATCGAATTTGTCGAAAGTTCAGGAGACCATACCGCCGAGGGCGACGGTGGTCTCGCGTTAGGCATCTTACAGATCCACCAAGGCGTCATTGACGACGTAAACAGGGTCTACCAGCTCAAGTGGCAGCACAAAGATGCCTTTCACCCTCTCTACGCACGAATGATCTTCCGGCGATACATGATGATCTACGCCACTGAAGCGCGTCTGGGTCGCAAGGTCACCGACGAGGATAGAGCGCGTATCTGGAACGGTGGGCCGAACGGTCACCTGAAGCCACACACGTTAGCATACTGGGAGAAAGTGAGGGCCCGGCTATGACACCCCGACGAATCTCCTTAGTGATTAAGCTCGACATGGCTACCGGTGAAACCGGTGGCGAAGTAGCTGCGCGTATGCAAAAGTTTCTGGACTACTACCACCCGCACTTACACGGACAGGTGGAAGCGAAACCAGTGATCGAGGAGCCAGAAGAAGACTTGATGTGACTTACGAGTTAGCTGACTACCAGTTACTGGCAAAGAAATGGGTGCTGGAACACGATTCCTGTGCCCTTTTTATGGGCATGGGCATGGGCAAGACCCTCACCGTGCTCGATGTGATGAACGAACTGTTCCATGATGGGGCTAGTAGCGGCGTGCTTGTGGTCGCCCCGTTGCGGGTAGCCCTGCTCACGTGGCCCCATGAGATCAAGCAGTGGTTCCCTTGGATGAAGATATGCAACTTGCGAGATCCTAAGCAACTCCAAGCAGTGTTGGACGGGGACCGGTTCCATTTCTACTTGATAAACTACGAGGCTCTGATGAGTCGCGATGTGAGACGCAACGGGGAGAGTCAGCACTACTCTGGCGTCATCGAGAAACTGCTCTGGGAGAACCAAGATTGGCCCTTCGACACAGTCGTTTTTGACGAACTGACTAGGTTGAAGTCCCATTCCTCAGCGTCTCTCAGGACGCTGAAACCTTTTCTAGGTCAGTTCGATCGGATAATCGGTCTCACTGGCACACCAACGCCTAACGGATACCTCGATCTATGGGCACAGCTCTACGTGCTGGATCAAGGGGCTACGTTACGTAATACCTTCTACGCCTACCGTAACCGGTGGTTCGAGGTAAGCTACAGCGGCTTCAGCTACACGCTATGTGCTGGAGCGAAGAAAGAGATTGATGAGCTAGTGTCTCACACCTGTCTCACGCTTCGTGCGTCGGACTACCTCGACATTCCGGACACCACCTTCATCGACGTGGAGGTGCCCCTGCCAGCGAAAGCCCGTAAAGACTACAAGACGATGGAGAAAGAGCTTCTAGTGCTGCTCCAGGAGGGTAGTAACGCAATCGTCGCCCTCAACGGTGCCGTGCTGGCAAGCAAACTGCTACAGATGACGGGAGGCTACGTCTACGACGAAGAGCGTAACATCCACTGTGTCCATGACGCACGGATAGCCCGGCTCATCACGCTTGTCTCCAGTATCGATGAACCTGTGCTAATCGCTTCCTGTTTCCGGCACGAAAAGGATGCGATCATAGCCGCGATACCCGGTTGCGTGAGGTGGGAAGACTCGATGCTCGACGACTGGAAGGCCGGCAAAATAAAAGCAATCGTCGCGGATCCACGGTCAATCGGTCACGGGCTTAACTTACAGGACGGTGGGTCTACGGTGATCTGGTTCACCCGTAACTGGTCGCGGGAGACCTACGACCAGTTCAACGACCGCGTTTGCGGCGTCCGTGCGTTGCGCTCAGGACGCAAGCCTACCGTCTACCACCTCACCACCCCGGACACCATCGACGACGCCATTAGTGAGGCTTTGCGCGGGAAAGGTGATGAGCAGGCCGGTCTGCTGAAAGCTTTGACCTCCCTCCAAGAGATGAGGCGGTGATCCCTTTAGGTAGCGGACAGTGATCGAGGTCGCGTGGGCCGGATAGACCGGTGCCCGCACAACTTGACGGCGGTGTAAAAGTATCGTGCGCGTATGGTCCTCCACCAGCTACTGCTCCCTCCCGTAGGGATACGGGACATGTATTCGAGGAGCACTTTGTCGGCTGCGTCTTTGTCGGCCGGTGACAGGTGGCCGTCTCGAATGGCTCGGTAGAGAGCATCGTGGATCAGGCCGGGGACCATCGTGTTTGGCGTATCGATGGTGGGGCCGCTGGTGCCGTCCCAGATGAAGCCTTTTTCGATGTAAAGCACTCCCTGCCCCATCCAATACCAGTCGGAGGTGAAGCCTTTGTGATGCTCGAACGCTGGCAGGTAGAAGCAGACTGTTAGAGTCGTCTGGTATTTACCGTTTACCTTGCGGTATTTCATTGGGTGCTGATATATTTATACGGATTGGGAACTTCAAGATCGCGGTTGGCAGCGGCTAAATCAGCCGCCCACGCAGCCTGCTCTTTTCCAGCCCACTGGTCTTGGTAGACGTCTTTGGTCAGGCTTGATACATCGGCCTGAATGCCTCTGATGACGGTAGCCGCTTGCCATACTAGGGTGCCAGTTACGATCATGCCACTAACGAAGAAGGCACCGACCAACCACACCGTTCGGAGAATCAGCCCGAGCTGTTTATCGGTCAGTCCCATCAGGGTGCTTTCTCAATAGGTGTCTTGCGGACAAACTTCACCTTTGGCAGCCAGATGTTGTTATGCGTCAGAGTTGCCACTCGCTTGCCGTTGACCTCCTCAACCGTGAACGTTGTGTCGCTAAACTTACCCGTGACATGAGCCTCGGTTATGCCGAGAGCTTCATACTCGGCAAGCTTCTCAGGAGTGGACACGCACCCCGTTAGCAGGGCTGATGTAATAAGAATCAAGAATCGTTTCATGAGTAGATTTCGTATGATTTGTTTGGGTAGTCGATAAACGGCACGTCGAACATGTTCCGCTTAATAGATTGAGGTTCAATGACGACAAAATCCTCATCGAGTTCGATCAGGTTGATTGCGTGATTGCCATCTGATACACCGGCCCAAGGGATGAGGTTTTTCACGCAGTGAACGAACACCAGCGGAGATGCTTTCACACGAGACTTAGCAGCCTCGATACAGACGAACTGCACTAGAGCAGATGCATAGTTCTCACAGTCGAATGCCTCCGACGTATAGTCCGGCAGGTCCCAGAAGTGTTTACGCATAGCGTCTTGGGTGGACCGAGCGTAAAACCACTTAGATGAGATCGTCGTATAAACAGAGTCTCGCAATGCTGGGTATGTCCCCGTGAGGGCGTGCACACCTTGGAGGGTTTCGAGATACGATCGGCGAACACCTGTATCAATGAAAGGCAGAGGTTTGCGTGTAAACCAGCTCATTAGATTACGTTAGTGCGGGTGTAAGTGAGGGCGTAGGTCACGGAGCCCGCGCCGCTGGCCTTGCTCCATACGGCGGTGGTAGTTGGCACGGCGGCCCCGGCCACGATGGTGAGATCCTTGGCGGTGCCTGCTGTGAGTGCGGTGGTCCCGACGAGTTGCGCGCCTGCGCTCGCGTTCCCGACATCCACGGAGATTGAGGTGGTAGACTTGGCGACTGCGCTTTGCAGTCTCCACTCACGGTCGGGCAGGATTGCTTGTCCGTTGATTTGCAGATTCCCCGCCGAGCCGTGAACTACGGTTGCAGTGACTTGCAGGATGTCGGCTTCACGGAGTCGTTGCACTCCCGTGGTCGAAAGCGTCATCGGGCGTTTGCCACCGCTGAGGTCGCGCTGCTGGTAGCCTGCGCCGGTGCTGAAGTCCCATGATCCGGCGACGCCGATAGCCGCCACTGTCAGCGTGTTTATATCAACAGTGCCGGTGCCCAGAATCCGCAGCCGGAAAGAGTCAGTTTTATCAGCCACAACCCGCACGGCACCCACTAATCCAGTCGCGAGGACTTGTGAGCCCCCAAATATTATTTGCGCACTCGGACCAGTGGACGTGAGATCATACGTGATGAGGTATTCTTTGCCTGTAAAAAGCCAAGAGGGTGTATTAAGATAAACCCCTTGGCCATAGGATGCGGAAGTGAACGAGTTTGCGTCGTCAATGGTCCCGCCTGATAGGGCCAGCCATCCGCTAGTGAGATCCCACCCTGCAATCACATCCGCTTGCGCTCCCCCTGCAAGGAGATACTGAGGCAACGCAGCCCAGCCGTATTGGTGCAGCGTGAGCACCTCGGCGGCGGTGAGGGCGACGTTGCCGTATTCGGCGTCAGTAATCGTGCCAGTATGCGGGTTGGTCCCAGATCGCTCGCCGATGACAAAGTTGGTTGAGGTAACAGACCCAGCCCAAGTTGGGGCTTCTCCGGCGACGCCCTCCGTTGCAGCAACGGATACCCCGTTGATATACGCTGTAACACTTGGCGTGCTGGCATTACGCACCACAACCAAATCAATAATCTTCCCGCCGTAAGTTGTAACAATATTTGGCGTTACGAAAAATTGCAGGATATCCCCGGTTGAGGCACCGTAAAGATAAATCCAGATTGCGCCGGTGGATGTAAGAAATCCCGAAAACGCATTTGAACTAAGGCTACTCGATGACGAACTTGAGAAAAAGAATAACCCGTTAGTCCCAGAGGGGTTACTTGTTGGAACAATAAATTTAACCCGCACAAAAAAGTCACTGGTGCCAATACTAATGCCGCTTGCCAGTCCTTTGCTTGCGTTCTTCCCGTTAAAATAGATCCCCGAGTCCGGCGACCGGGCGGCGAACCGCGACGTGAAGAAACTCGCGGGTAACTTGCGAACGGCTTCAGTCGCCCCATCGACCATGAAGAAGTCGTCAGTCGCGGGGCTAGTCGCTGTCGTTGAAATGTCTTTGATGCGTTTGGTGGGCATATCAGTAAGTGAGTTCGGTGATTAGGAAGGAGTCGCCTGACTCGTCAACTATCTGGTCGCCTGACTCGTCTACTAGCTCCCAGCCCGAGAACTGGACTCTAGCGGCTAGGATAGTGGTAAGGTCGAGTGCCGCTGAAGTCTCAGCTGCTTTCTCAGTGTCAGCGACGTCGAAGTCGCTGGTGACTGCTACCTCGGCTGCTGCTGCTGCTGCCTTCTCGGTGTCAGCGACGTCGAAAGCACTCCCCACCTGTAGCTCTGCGTCCGATGCGGTCAGCTTGTCAGCGGTTGCCAGCCACTCTGTCGTGACTGCCGCTGACCCTGAAGCCTCTGCCGCCTTGTCTGCGACGATCTCCAGCGAGCCGGTAACGGCTACTGCAGTCGCTGGCAGCGGAGTGAGCGTGATGCCGTCTACCTCCAGCGTGGAGGACGGACGGTCCACTGAGGAGGTGATGACAGGACGGGCCACAAGATGCTTAGGCGTTAGCTACAGTGAAGGTGAGACTGCCGATGGGAATTGAGACGGTGATGCCAGTGGCGTCAACGGTGACGTTCGGGGTGATCAGCGAACCGAACCGCACGTTGCCGTCGGTTGCAGCATCCATGAGCCGGATGGCGTCAACCGTGCCCCAGGAGCCCGAGGACTGAGGGAAAGTGATCGTCGTGCCATTGGATACCACCCCGGCAGAAGCTGCCGGGAAATTGGTCTGGTTGTTGGTGATCGCTACTCGTGCATACGAGTTGCCGGTGGCTTCAGTGCCGTCGGCGATGCCGGTGGACGCTCCGATGAACAGAGCTGCGTAGTAAGTGGCAAGGCCAGAGTAGGCTACGCCCCCGAAGGCTGAGCTGGCAATGGCGTTGAGGTCGGTGGTGGATGTAGTGCTCATCGGACGTTAAATGCTCCTGTGGATGTGGTGATTATTGATCCAGCTGCGTTAGTTAAGACTACTTTGAGCGGATACGACGCTCCCGCAACTAGGGAATTGGATTGTGAGAGTGACAGGTTGAGTGTGAGAGTGCCCCCTGACGTGCTGACCACATTGATGCCATCGCCTGAAGTGCGGGTGAACAGTGCTACGGCGGATCCCAGCCGCTCGTAGACGGTGGCGGTGACTGAGCAACCAGCTAAGTCATACGCGCCCCCCGCCGCCGTGGTGACGGTCAGAAGAATAGGTGCCGTGTCGCCTGAATACCAGCCGACTACGTTGATTGATGCTAGGACTGAGAGGCTCATGAGGTCCACCCTCCCACCTTGAAGCTGTCTATGATGCTCTCAGCTGCTTTCATATCGCTGCCAGCTTGAGCGTTTGGGTTGCCATTAGGGTTCTCTTCCCGGCAGATCAGTAGCATGGCCTGCCGTAGGGATGCGGGAACGTCGCGTGGGGCGTTGCCGTAGCCGGCGGTGAAGGTGATGGTGACTGCATCCGGGCGGGTCGAAGTCTCAGGTAGGTCGTAGCTGCTCTTAAGGTAGACCATACCCGGCTCGGGGTCGGTGCATACAATGTAGTTGGTTGTGGCGATTGTCTGCAACACGTCGTCGGTATCGTAATACTGGACGCTGGTGACCGAGACGAGGGGTGAGCGTGGCAACTCGATCACACGGCTGGGTGACCCTGTAGCCAGTTTCGGCCAGAACGAATAGGTAGCTCGGAAAGTAGCTGTCAGCATGGCCCTGCCAGACCGACGCTCAATCATCTCAGATGCACGCTGGATCAACAGGTTTATGGCTTCCAGATCCTCTGATAAGTCAGTGCGGAGGTAAGCGGATACTCCCTCTACGTCGATAGCGTAGACTTGGGAGGAGCTGGTCCTGACGATGCCATCCACTAGGACGTCAGCGTCTGAGTAGCGCAGGTTCATAGGAGATCCTCCTCTACCACCTTACGTTTGCCTCTCTTTTTAGGGGCGACGACTGCCTGTTCTACCGCTACGCAATATTCGCAGTCGATCCACTGGCGGGCTTGCACGTCATTGATTTCCTCGGTGCTGCCGCTGGAATGAGATGAGATTACTGTTGAGACTGATGTGAGGAATTTGACTCTCATTACACCAGAAAACCCAGCAGCTCCGGAGAGACTGCTGGGTAGTGCCTGGATGTATAGCCTTTAGATGGCTAAGCCTTCAGTGCCTGTGGGCTGCGTCCGTGGTGCGCTACGTGCCCCATAGAGGAGGTAGGTCGCAGTCATCGTCGCATTCTGGGTTGCCCGGTCGCAGAATAGGCGAACGTATTGCTTGGCTGGGCGGTGGTAGTCCAGAAACTTGATCTGGTTATCGTCGTCATCAGCCACTGCAACAGTAGACGATGCGACGTCTGTCCAAACTGAGTCGTCTTCAGACTCCTGAAGTTTGAGGGAGGTGATCGCGCCAGTGACGATGGCCCCGAGCTGAACGACGAAGGCTACACCCTCGAAGTTTGCTAGGTTAACCGTAGCCCCTGTGATGTCGGTGGCAGCGGCGGCACCAGCTGAAACGCTGATAGCAACACCGATGGATTTGTCAGAGATGAATTGATTCATTGTGAATTTCTTTCGTGGTTAGGTCAGCTTCTTACGAGGCAGCACCGTGGGTGAATGTCGTGATCGCAGCAGCGTCAGTGAGGCGACCGTCAGTCCGCTTGGACATCCGGAAGTAGACTTGACCGTTGAGAGCACCAAGCTCATTCAACCGCATCAAGCTGAGTCCAACACGATCCGCGATGAAGTATTTGGAGAGATCCCCAAAGATGATAGACTTAGCGTCAGCTGCTGGAGCGGTGGCGAAGTCCGAGACCATCACGGGACGACCAAGGATCGCGTCTGGCTGGCCGGCGGTGAGACCGGGCTGCCAGATGTATTGACTGTCCCCATCCTTGAGCTTGCGGATGAGCTTGACCATCGTGTCAGAGGTCAGGAACGTCCCGCGAGTGCGGTAGCGACGACCTAGACTGTGGAACAGATCAATCAAGTTGTCCCCGGTGATGGCGGCGGCGGCCGAGACTGCGCCAGTGATGCCACCCACGTTGACGTTGGCTACCGAAGTTACGGTGAACAGACCTTCAGGCTTGCCGGCACCATTGCCAGCCGCAAAGGCCGCGTTTTCAAGATCGGCGACGGCTTGGACACCGGTGTCTTGGATGAAGGATTCGACGTTGGACCCAGAGTCGGCGAGCAACTCGTCCGATACGGGAATGTAGCCCCCTAGCTTGTGAGCTGCAAGGACAACGCGGCCCACTTCAGGGTTCACAGATCCGTAGGAACCGTTCTCCCCTAGCCAAGAGAAAGTAACTCCACCCGTTTGGACGGGGATGTTACGGTCGTTGGACAGAGTCATGACCGTAGCAGCTGCACGGATTGGGTCGTCGTTGTAGAGCAACCTCATGATCTCTGCCTCATACTCTTCAGGAACGAGGTAGCCACCGTCCCCGTCGATGCCGGTCTGGAGGACGTTGAAGATGTCGTGACTGATGTTAGTCACGATTCCTTTGTTGCGGATGAGACCACCCTTGCCGAAGAAGGCGTCGCGATACTCTTTGGTAGCGCGTGGCTTGGTCGAATCAGCGTTGTCAAGCGCAGCTCGGTAGTTGGAGTCACGTGTGGCGGAGAGTTCAACCTCACGTGCGGTCAACTTCTGGCTACGGTCGATTTGTGCGCCAAATTTGTCCAGATCGGTTTCGAGCTGGTTATACTTTGTCTGCTCATCGGCAGTGAAGACGCGATCCTCTTTCAAGGTCAGGTCGTTAAGGCGATTCATTTCCGTGAAGAGCCCCTTACGTTTGTTCTGTAGTTCTTTGATGTCCATAATTTTGGGTTATTGGATGTTGTGGAATTTCCCAAACAGTGTTAACCGACGCCGGATGGCGTGGGCTTTACATGGCTCTTGGGGAAGGTGGTCCGGGCTCTTAGTGTAACCTAGCGCGGATAAAGTGGTGGTGTCTGCACAAGCAGCGATCAATGACGCCTTAGACACGCTGGTGATATATTTGGCTTCGAGTGCTTCCTTGGCTGTAAACCAAGTCTCATCGGTCATTGCTGTGGCTATGTTCTCTCGGTCTAAGCCCGTGCGGGACTCGTAAGTGTTGATCAGCGTCTCTTTGATTTGATCAAGGAGGTCCGCCTCTCTACGCATCTCCGAGGCTCTCCCCATGAGACCTGACATTGGATCATGGATCATGAACATAGCGTTCTCCGCCATGATGATCTCATTCCCTGCGAGAGCGATCACTGATGCAATAGACGCAGCTAGACCATCGATGTAGGTCGTGACTACTGCTTTATGGTTGATCAGCGCGTTGTAGATGGCGACGCCATCAAACACTGACCCTCCAGGGGAGTTGATACGCAGGTTGATCTTATCTACCTCCAGAGCGTTGATTTGCTTGACGACGGTCACTGCGTCGTTACCTGCCCAACTGTCCCCCACCACATCGTAGATATAGACGTCAGCGGATTTGTTCGCGATGTTTTTAATCGAGAACCACTGGGTCTTAGCTTTTGGGAATGGGATCACGTTCTTCATTGAGTTGGAGAATTAACTTGCACGATGGGTCGCCCTGCTTCATCAAGCAACTGCACATTTTGCGAAATAACGAACAGGTCCCCGCCTTCGACTGGGTTGTAGTCTTCGGCCAACCTGATTTCGTTGCGGGTTAGGACTCCCATTTGGAGCATCTTCTCATAGTAAGCCGCCCGCTTATCTGACTCGCCTCTCAGTAAACCTCTGAAATCAAACTGGAAGAAGTAGCGTTTACGCTCAAACGGGTTGAGCAGTTGCTTGTTCAGGCACTGCTCCCACTGTGTAGCCCACCCGATCAGGGTGTCATTTACGTAGTTCTGGTTCTCCTGTTCGACGTTGTTAAAGTGGGCTGCGTCAGTGATACCTGCTTTGATCTGAGGGACTCCAAATAACTGGCACAGTCCCTTGTCCTGATATATCTTAGCTTCTAGAAACTGACTCTGCTGGTTGTTGGTCTGGGGTCGTGAAGCAAACTTAGCTCCTCCCCATAAGATGGCTCTTTTGTGGGCGTTTGCATTGCCACTATTGGCTGCGTCCCACTTCTTGGCGAACTCTTTTAGTTGCTCGGGCGTGAGGTTGGTGGGGATCTCTATGGCTACGCTGGGCGTAGATGCGTTCTTGAAGAAGCTCGAACCATGATCTTGTAAAGCCATAGCGAGACCTAAGCACTCCTTCCCTACTCCTATGTTATCCACCCCTACGACACCATCGAAAGTCATTCCTTTGATATGTATGATCCGCTCCTTGGCCGTGCGCTCGCCATTCAGGTTATAAAATAACTTCCCGTCTGCATCCCGTTTAGGCTCGATCTCCCGGTTAGGGATTGGGATTAGCTCTGCTACGTCTCCATTCCCGTTCCGGACAATTAACGCAAAGGCTTGGTTGCGGAGAGTCGCGTTAGCTTGCATCGACCGACGGAAGTCCCCGCTAGTCATATCCTCGTTGGGTGAGTCGTGTAGCAGGTAATAATACGGGTGATCTGATGCGAGTTCCTTACCTCCATCGGGCCTACGCTTGTAGAACTTGAGTGGGAGTGAACTCATCGATCTGCTCACTGCATTCACACACGCGAACACCGTGGGGACGCCGAGTGCGGTCAACGCGGATACCTTCATACCTGACGCGGAAGCAGCTCCTGTCAAAGCTTCCACCAACCATTGGGTGGGTTGGGTCAAGGTGACATTCTTGGGTCTGAACATATTAAACCATCTAGCCATTCGTGTCAAAGTTGATTGGTTTTGTGAAGTAGGCAACTGGCTATTATTTTCTTGACCCGTCGGCTACCTAGAACTTGCTCTTAGCTGGGCTTCTTCAGATCCTCTCGAACATCTTTCGCGGCATTAAACAGTGATCGGTGGCCTTGTTTGATCTTCTTCTCTGACGATTGTGGCGCGGGGCCGAAGTCGCTCACCACGCCGAGTTCTTTTGCGGCCGCGTAGAAAATAGCCTGATCGGTCGCTTTCGGGTTCCGTTTGCTACCAAACCATTCGTCAAAATCGTCTCCGCTTAGCCGCACAACAGCAACCAAGGGCGATGCTGCCCGCTTAATTTTGGCGTAGTTGCGATCAGTGTAGACCTTGAACTCACCATAGGCGCGAGGGGTTTCCGTATCTATTTCCCACCGAACAAGCTTCCAGTATGCAGCAGTCAATCCGTTGCGGAGGTCGGTATCAATTTCAAAGGCCATAGTGTTATGCGTTTTGGTAAAAGTTGGCGGCGATGCGGTAGCTTAGGCTAGCGGTGATATTACTACCGTCCGCCATATAGAAATAGATGCGGATCGATGAACTCGTGTTGTCCACGTGATCCCAATCGTAACGCCACAGTAGGCCGTTGCTCGCGGTCGATTTTCCGCCGTCGGGACCATCAGGCTTGGTCGTAAACCCAGCAGGAAGGGACACTGATACGATTTCCGAAACCGCCCCGCCGGTCAGTGTGCCCGAAGTGTGAACGGGACCGTCTGCCACAATCTTCGTGGCAGAATCAGAGTTTCCCGTGCGTCTACCGCTCATCTTTGCATCGGTTCGGTTCTGGGTGGCCATTGTCGCCGCCCCCTTCGTTGTCGCACTATTGCACTGCCCAAGGTATTTCCAGGGGCTGAAATTACCGCTATTATCGACAATACGGACGCGGGCGTGGCCCGAGGTGGGAGCGGGGGGGTTAGTGTAGACCAACAACTCAGCTCGCACGGACCTAAGAGGCATTTCCCACCCGGTCGAACTCCATGTGTAGGTTATAGAGTCGTCCGAATTATCGTTGGTTACCTTTATTTCCCAGTGTGAGAAATCTATAGGCACGGTTGGGTCCCAATATAAACGGCAGCCGAATTGCAGCTCACCTGTCCCTGGGGAGACTGATGGCACCACGTTTTCGGAACTGACCCCTCCACTGGAGGGTGCACTCGGCGTCGATGTGTCACCTGCTGCGACCACTGACTCCGTAGGTGTCCACGCCGATGATACCCCTAGAGTGTTAACTGACTTCAGCCGGACGTCGTAGTTCTGGCCTGTGACTATTGCGGTGATGAACATTTCTTCCTCATCTCCCAGTAAGGTGGCCACGTGGTTCCATTCGGTCGCTGCGTTCAGTTTATACTCAACCCATGTTCGACCACCTGAGTTTACGAACTCGTCAGCCGGTGCAGTGAACTCCACTTTGATGCGAGGGACTACTGTCCCGTCGGCTTGGAGTGACGTGGTGGAGGCTCCACTTGTGAGCGTTACGCTAGTAGGTGCCGCCACCGTGCGCGGGTTGGGTAGGTTGGTGTTAGGTGCTGGGTCAACTGTAGTCTCTTCCCCATTGCTCCAGTCCCACACTGCGCTTGCGGTCTCGCGTAGTGTCAGGTCGTAGCCTA